GCCCGATACCGTTAGCAGAAATGGCTACTGACCCTGCGAATAACACAATGGACTTTCTTCTTTCATATCTAATGCAACTTTGTAAGCATCTTCATAGGACGGATATTCTTGAATAAAAATAGGTTCGCCTTCATAAAATGGATAAGCTGAATTTAAGTTTCCATCAAATAGTTCTTCAACGAGTAACCCGTTTTCGGTTACAATTACTTCATCTTGAATGGCAATAACATAAACCTTTTCATTTGCCATTTTCAAAGGATAAACAATGCTTGTAACGAATGAACGAACTTCTTCAATTGAAGTAAATTCTAAACAAGGAATATCACCCTGTAAATCTAATTTTGCGTAATGAATTTTGTAAATCATTTTATTCCGTTTTTAAATTAATACCCTTGTAATTTAACCGCCACTTCTGCTAACAAGGGTTTGTAGCAATAGGGGGCAGAAGTGCAAGTTTTGAGCTGTGTACTTCTAATCAGCTTTATTTGGTGGTTGAGTAGTAGTTTTTCAAATTTCCCTACTGCTACAAGCCCTCGACCGTTACCTGCAAGTGCTACGAAAGTGCTATAACTGAAAAAATCTATTAATAAAAACTTCATTTGATATTGATTCTCCAGTTTTTGAATTTTGCCAAGTAATACCTATTAATTCGGTTTCGCCACTTATTGTAAGCCAACTACCACAAAAATTAAAGTTACAATATTCTATTCTTGGACTATCTGTTACCTTTTTTATTTTCATACCTAAATAAGGTAGTTTTAAATTTAAAATATTTTTCATATCTTTTTAATTAAAATAATATTTACCACACACAATTATAAAATAAACTTCCTTTTTTAAAATCATTTTGTATAGTGCTGAGTAAGTTATTTGCAACTCTTCTGATTTAGTTATAAAATTTTTCATTTTAATTTATTTTTGATTTTACGATATTTTTTAGCTTTAATGTTAGCCTATCTAGGTCTATGTAGGTAGTATTATTGCATTCCCCTATAATTAGTGCAATATCTTCTATACTTAAACAGCTTTTATTTAGGATAATATATTCCTCCGCTTTTTGTAAAGTTGAAAAAAATATTCTGCGTGGATAAAGTTCTGATATATTATTAGAAACTGTTATACACATTATTGTATCTATTAAAAATGGGGCAATTTCAACTGAAAATACTTTGTCATCTATAAACTTACTTACGCCATCAAATGTATATAATACAAATCTATTTTCTTCTTCAAAAGTTATTATTTTTAATTGACCAATAAATTCGTTAATGCTATTTAATTTATCTTGATATTCCTTGGCTAAACTATATTCTTGTCTTTGTAAGTAAGGCTTTATAATATCAATTAACTTTTGTCTTTCTTTTTCATAAAGCTCTATCAGATAAAATATTTTTTCATTTACACTTAACTTTTTTATTTCTTTTTCCATAATTTTTATATTTATTAATTTAAAATTAGTGCTTCAAAACCGCACCAGCAGGTAACAGCGTATATAAGAAATGGCACAGAAACATTAGTGCTTAATTTCAACATTCTACAAGTGCCACTTCTCATATACGCCAACCGTTGTGTGCAAGTGCTACCATAGTGCTAATACGATAGCCTGTGCATCTAAGTCTTTTTCTTTTCTTTTTTCCCCACGCTCAAAAAAATATCTTCGTCAATTGCGTTCAGATACTTAATCAAACTATCCATTGAGTAGCCTTTTCGTCCTTTTTCAATCGTGCTTGGTAGGCTTGGGTGTATTCCTTTCTGCTCTAAATCGTAAGTAGAAACCCCAAGTTCTTTTCTCAGGGCTTCTATTTGCTTTCCTAATTCTTGTTTCATAGTTCGCAAGCCATTACAAACATTAACATTTCTCTTACTTCGTTTTCTTCTGCTCCTTCATAATCAGTGCTTACAGAAACAGGGTAGTTACCTGCACAAATTCCATATTCTACTTGAAAGTTGTAGTAAGTTTTACCGTTTAATTTGTTAGCGATTTTTTCTGCTTGCTCTTTGCTTCCGATATTTCCTAATTCAATTGTAATCATTTTGTTTTGTTTTAAATTGTTATTATTAATTAATTACCCTACAAATATACGAAGATATTTTATACCTGCAAACTTTTGAAGATGTTTTTTTTGTATTATTTTCCATTTAGTTTACAACTTATTGATTTCCAATGCTAAAAAGAAAGGAAAAAGTGTCCGTTCTAAACTGAAATTGTGTGCTTCTAACCGCACCAGACACACAACAGCAGCTATACGTCAGCTTCCTATCGTCAGCCGAACGCATAGCTGCATCCCGTTATAGGTAATTTGCCCTAACATCCTGCGTTATTTGTAACATACCGTCTTTAAATATGCCTTTGCCTAAATAGTTATCTAATTCATCATAGCAGTTTCCTTCTAAATCCATTTTCACTTTTGTAATTCTGTTTGGTATTTGAACATCCGAACATTTTAAGTCGGGCAAACTACCTATAACAGCACATTGGCTATATGCCTTTTCTTTTTTCAATTTAGTTTTTTTCATAATTATTGTTTTTAGTGTTTCAAATTATCTTTTCGTTAGGCACATCGCCAATCTGCAAACCGTTAGCCACAATTCTGAATCCTGAATGGATTTGACCAAAACTTTTGACCATCCAAATCAAGTAAGAACTCGGCTCTATCTCCATTCCATTCAACAACCTTATGAACACCGTATTGTGGTTTCACATAATAAACTGTTTTACCAACAAAAGAACTGTGGCTAACAGCACCTAACCGCAATAAATTATTACGGTATTCATCGGCTGTAAAATTTTCAAAGTTTGTGGTTTCTATATTCATTTCTGTTATTTTTAAAGTAATTTACTGCGGTTAGCTGCCAACCGTTAGGTGCAAGGCTTGTATAACGGACAAGCATCATCTTTACATTTAATTTTCAGTAAACCATTTTCAGTTCGGTTACTTTTCCGAACTCCGCAATATTGAAAAACTTTACTATTGCATTGCCATCTTTGACGATGTTCACAGCTATTGCAAGTAAGCCCTGCACCTAACACGGGTTTGGCAAAATTGCCGTTTTGTTCTTCTATCAACATTCGTTCTTAATTTTAAAGTTTTGTCTGACAAATATACAAACAAATATTTAATATGCAACAACAAATAAAAGTTTGTTGCAAAAAAAAGAGGAAATTAATTCCTCTTAATAAAAAATCCCGCTAGAAATGATAACGGAATAAGCAGTAACCACCATTGCGATATACCTCGTTTAGCCTGCTTCTTAGCGATTTTCCCATCGGATTTAACCTTTGCCTTGTTCACTTTAGAATTAGCCTTTATTTCGGATTGCTTTATCTTAGTGTCTGCTCTCGTGCTGTCCTTCGCTTGCAAGTATCTGTACTTGTACACATACCTAGGAACATAATTAATAACTGGTTTAGCAATAATGCTATCACGAGTAACAACCACCACATTGCCAACACTATCAATGATAGTATCAGTAACGGTAATAGTATCGGCGATGCAATTAAAAGTACCGCCCTTTTGGTAGAATTTCTTCTCATGGAATTGGTAAGAACACGCTGATAATATAAGACTAAGAATGAGTATTTTTCGCATCTGATTTAATTTTTATCCTATCTGGAATGATTGCTAAAACGTCTTGTCGATACTTAACGCATTGGCTAACCTCTTTCGATTCGTAGCAACGAAATAGCGCATTCTCTACCTTGTCTAAGCGTGTTTCTAGCTTGCCTGTATTGAGGTATAGCAGAACGATTGCAACGCCTGCACCGCCGTTCTTTTTGATGAAATCCCAAATTGTTGTAGCATCCATATTATATCATTGGTTTGGTTTTATTATCCTCATAATTAAATGGTTCAAGGTCGTCAGATGTCAAGCCCCAATAGTCGCTACTATTGTAATCAATTTGCTGAATTAAAAGCTCTTGCTCTTGGGTAACTATTTTATTAGGTGTTAAGTCACCGAATAGCTTAAGCCATGTTGATAATTTATAGACTGCTTGTATGGGCTCAATTTTATTAGCTGGAACAAGATTCCCATTAACCATTACATACACTTTTATCAAGTACGCATATAAGCCTACTTGCCCTTTGAAGATGGCAAAATCATCACGTTGTTCTGCAACCTTTTCGAAGTACAAAACCTCACTCACTCCAGTTCGAGCATCCACCACAACGGGTTCTTTTGTCTTAACTAATTTTCTCATTTTTATACTATTTTTATAGTTCCTGAATCATTCCAAATCATACCTGCCGTTAGTCCTGTTGCTGATGTCGGTAGGTTGTCAAACTGTACATTGCCGTCCGTATATAGGGCTGAATAACCTACTCCCTGTTCTGCTCTAATTGCCGTGCCTCCCGTAGAAGTGACCGCTCTAATTCCGATTGATGTGCCTGAGAATAAACCTCCGACTGAACCATTTGCTGTCATTCCGTAAGCCCCTCCATTTGTTTGAATCCCGTATGTAGTACCATAGTAATAGGCGGCGCTTCCATATATTCCATAATTCCAAAACTCAGCACCATAATCGCCATCTATAATACTTTCGTGCTTCATTTTTCCTGACCCAAACCAGCGAGTAAACAGGCTCGAACCATTCCCGACCCCCATAAGTATATCACCAGACGTTGTGCCATACCCTCTGAAAGTGAATGAAGCTTCGCCTACGTTGGGAGGTGTGCCTGCTGTTGCGTTAAACTGCTTAACTTTCAGCCAACCAAAGGTGAAATTGTTATTGTCAAGCGTACGATTGCCCGAAAACATAAGGTTTGAATTGCCAATGTTTGAGCCTACATCTAATGCTGAAATACTCCCATTCACCCATGTACCACTTTGGTCTTGAATGGCAGGTATTTGCTCTGTACCGTTTAGCGAGCTGAATAAACCTAGTTCACTTATTTTTGTTTCTCCTACCATAATATCACATAAAAAATATTGATTCGTTATAACCAGTGTTCGTTGCCTTTATTGGCTTCATATCGCTATCGTTTTGCTCGTCCAAGAATTGTGGAAATAGGGAGCTATTCGCTTGCAGCCACTTTATCAATCGCTCCTCATAAAATTCTGCTTTTTTTGCCATTCGGCCTTCAATATAGTTGGCTTCTGAAAGGGTCGTCGGGTTTGAATAGTCACCGCTCTGTTGTTGTATTCCTTTGTTCTTTAGCTCGAAGCTGATTCCCAAGATACAGTCTTCAATAGCACGCCAGCCGATAGCATATTGTATCTTCTTCACAAGGTTCTGCTCATCTACTGTAAGCATTTGAGCGTTGTATTTCCCTAGTAAGTAGGTGTAGAAGTAAGTACCTAGTATAGGCTGTAACCTCATATCAGCCTGACTCTCAACATACGGAAATACTTTGGCCATATCGATATTAGCCGTAAGTGGGATTTTTGTTTTTAACCAATTTTCAGTGACAAAATATATCATATTCCTTTCTTTAATCCAACTAATGCTCTGACCTCATCTTCACTCATTGCGTCTAACACCTTACTTGCTACTAAAGGGTTCATTGAGTTGAGCGATTTTATCATCTCGTTATTGCTTCCCTCAACGATTGCTTCGTTGATTATTTGGTAGTCATTAATCACAATCTTACCTTTTACCCTAGCGATGTTTAGAAGTGTGTTAATTACATTCTCAACCTCACGACGTAGTGGCATGACGACGTTTTTTTCGTAAATGGTGTAAGCTTGCTTGATGTCGCTTCCGCTACCTAGCTTGCCACTTACACGAATACCCATTAGTATTGGGTCGATTGTGTGTGACTGACAAATCTTAGAATCAATACTTTCAGTAGTGTTCTGAAATGCGTTGTCAAGTTGCGATACGGGTATAGTGTCTATCTTAGGAATCGAGTCAACACCTCGCCCAACAAAGGTGATAATTTTTCCTCCATTTCTCGCCCCCCGACCACTCTCAATCGTCTGTTTCATCTTGTTTTTTTCTTCTTCAGACTTGAACGGTTGCGGGAAACTCATAACAAAGCTAGGGAAAATACCATTAACAATATACTCTTTTTGAAGCACACTCATCTCACCGTCTAAGAACGCCCAATTAAGAGCAGTTGTATAGTTTGGAAGCGGGTAAATGTCTTGTCCTGCGCCATTGTTTTCATAACAAAATAAGAGTTTTTTGTTTGACTTCAAATTGTCACGTGAATAAGGTTTTACCGTTCGTGTAGCAAGTCCCCTTGACCAGTCATCATTGATGTAGTATAGCGATTTATCCTCATTTGTGCGGACTTTTTCAGCTCCAATATACTCTACACGAAGCAACGATTTGTCATCAGAGAAATGCAAAATGAAGTAGCAACGAGCGTGGATAATCAAGTCGAGTAGCATTCTATCTAAGTTATCATCTAGGCGCATTATACCACGCATAGCACGCAAGTTAACGTCGTCACTCGTAGTGGCTGTGCTATCCTTGACTAACTCAAAGCCACCACCTAACACGCTATTCGTTTTAAAGTTGCAAATAGCATTATGCAGTGGCGAAGTATAGAACATTTGAACCAAAAGTTGCGGGTAAAGGTTATCTTGCCCAAACAGAACCATTTGATTTTGCGTAAGGCTGTTAGCCACGTAAGGAAGTGACAAGTTGCCATTGCCTATATTACCGAATGGCGTTGAGAAAGTCATTGTTTTATCTTCAACAGCCTGCTGTTTTTTAAAGGTAAATATTGCCATCTATGTTTGAAGTTTCTATTATTTTTAAAATCCCATTCGCAAGTTCATTCAGCCCCGTTTCGTCCGTTGGTGTTGGTTGTGTCGTGTCATACTCAAAGATATAGTAGGAGTATGCGCCACTAGCTAAATTGAAAGTATGCGTAAATGTTGTAAATCTTAGCGACTCTGATACTTTCGTTGGTACTAAGTATGTAGCAGGAGTGTAATTAAAACGATGCACAATCTTGAACAAATACCCACGGTTAACAATCGTTGCCACGTCCATAAGTGGCACAGCAAACGTTGACAATACAGCTCTATCTACTACTATCATACATTATAATGTTGAAGCAACAAAAAAAGGCACTAAAAAAAAGTGCCTTTCTGAACAAATGAAACTAAATTTAAGGTGTTAATAAATTGGCAATGATAGTAGGGTCAACCTCGTAAGCCTTGTGTAGTGATTCAGATGTGAAAGTAATTTCATAGTTTGAACCATCCGCCTTAGCAGTACCAGAACCACCCGTGTCCGTTGCTAATTGTGCGTTCTCAAAGTACCAATACTTGCCATTCGAATCACCGACCACGATAGCCAAATCACGTTGACCCTCGCCTGCGATGTTAATAGCCTTAGATTTAGAAGCCTCACGCAAGAATAACTTCAACATAATAGTTTGTTTGTAGAATGTTGAGCCATTCTCTAGGTTAATCTGCGCTTCTTCTGTATAGTTCCCTACGTTTCTAGCGAATTGGAACTCGACGAAAGGGGATGTATGCGTTATCTTTGTAACCTCCCATTGAGCAGTGTCAACAATTGTGTCAGTGATGTTATTTTGGTCATTTAGATAAACGCTTACAATACCTCCGATGTTGTTTGTACACCCTTTGGTAATGCTAGCTAATGTTGTGCATGCCATATTATTTGATTTTTAAATTTTACAAAAAAAAGGTGGCAGATATTCCACCACCTTAAACGATTCTTTCACCGACTATGGTTATTTGTATAACACAATTTCAGCTCCATTGGTATGAAAGTAGCCTTCTTTCTGATTCGCACGTGTACGGATATAAGGCTCTGCTGTTGTGTCCGCAAGGTTAATCGCTTTCAACTCTTGAACATCAGACATTCCATCGAACGCATAAATCAAATTGTAGTTAGTTGTGAACACTGCTACGTTGTTCGGTAAACCAGCATCCTCAACCATTTTGATACCTAAGAATGTCAAGCCTAAGTCTTGCGTGATATACATCGTGTTATTTTGCGAAGCCGTTGCAATGCGGTAATTAGCCGCAATGTTAGGCGAAACGAACATACGAAGCTCCTTAGTTTTAACGCGAACTTGTGCTGGCAACGCTTGGTAAACTTTCGTAAGCTCTGCCACAACGTTAGCTGTTGTTGAAGCTATTGCAGTAATCTTGATAACAGATGCGTCAGCATTTAACTTTTTCAAGTGACCATCAACCAATACCAAGTTCGGGTTTACTGACAAAATATCCCCTTGCCAACGGCGTAAGTTTCGCTCCTCTAATGCTTTCAATGCTAACTCATTCCAATAGTAGCTCATAAACGAAGGCACTGAGAAATCACCGTTAGAACCTTGCGCCATTTGTAATGACAAGAACGACTGCTCTATATCGAATTGACATATTTGAGCCATTACAGAAGTCGGCGTAACGTCGATGTCGATAGCGTCTAACTGCTCTGTTGGTGCTGTGAAATTACACGTTGATGCCTTAGTAACTTGCCCGAATGTCACATTAGCTAATTTCGTCCCTGCTTTAATACCTGGTAACGTGCGGAAATTGTCCACTATCTGCTCATTGATGTACGACTTTGAGTAGAACTCTTGCGGGTTTGGACAAAGCAATGCATTTGTTTGTACTGCTAAATTAAATTTTAACTCTCTCATTTTCTATTGTTTACTTGTTGATTTAACTTTATTAATCGTTCGATTGCTGACAACTGAACTTGTTCTTCTTCTTCTTCTTCTTGAACAGCTTCTGTTTTTTCGCCCTCGATTTGCGCCTTTATTTCAGCAATGACATTTAGTACTTCATTAACCTTTTCGTCAATCATCTTGGCAACGACATCCTCTGTTAATGCTGGTGGTGCTTCCTCTTTCGTCGGTTCTTCTGCTGGTTCTGCTGGTGCTTCTTCTTCAGCTAGTTCAACCTCTTCTTTAGCCTCCTCTTTCGGTTCTTCTTCAGTTGAAGCTTCAGTTGTTTCTTCTACCTCCTCAAAACGTACAAGTTGACCATCTTTGAAGATGAACTTTTCGCCCTCTTTCATTTCACTCATATTCATTTGATTATTAAATTGTTGCTCTTTTAAATTAAACTTCCCGCCAATGGAATAGCCTACACGACCGTTATCAATTATCTCCTTGTAGTCTGCTTCATTCTCTATCTGTGTTGTAAGCATTATCGTACCCTTTGGAACGTCTAAATTATACAGCGTATTAGCCTTGTCTGTTGCTTCGTTCTCAACTATCCATGCTTCAAGAATATAAGCATCTACCTTTTTACCCTTGTCGTGTTCGAAGTTGAATAAGTTACCCTCACGGGTTCGCTTCATTAAGTCTTTGAATATTAACTCAATTTGCTCATCGGTAAACTTCACATAAAACTCCTCGCCATCTTGATTTCGATATATCTCCATTGGCATCATAGCAGGGGCTGTCACTCGCATCTTAACATCGTCCGAAAAAAACAAACGTTTGTGGGAATTGAACGCCAAGCCTTTAACCTTTATGGCAGGATTCGACGTAAATGCCACCTCATCAATCCCTAAAGCATCCTCTGTATTAATCTCATATATCGGTAATCCCATACCAAATAATGTTTTTGTTTTAGCGATGTACCTTTTTTTTATTACATTTGTTATAAAATAGAACAAAATGATAACAATTAAAGGATATGACTATCCGACAAGGGTAGAAGAAATGACGTTAAAACAGTGGTCTTGTGTTAGTGGTATTGTGCAGAATGACAACATATCAGGACTTGAAAAATTTGAAAATCTCCTGCTCACAATAGGAGTACCGCAAGGGGATATAGACGAATTACCACTTGACTTTTCAAGTGAACTAGCCGAAGCGATGAAATCATCGGGTGAGGAGTTTGAATTGGTAGATAAAATCGGACATTACAGTCTTAATTTAGACCGTGAGCTGTCCGTGAAGTTAGCGAAATTTGTAAGCAAGGTTAATGAGCTTGGTCTTGGAATGGCTGGACTTTTAGCGATATTCTATGAAGATGAAAGGGTAACAACAACCGAACATTACGACATCGCCCATGTTAAGCATAAGGCTAAGATATTCAGCGACATGGAAGCACGTAACTTCGTTGTGTCAATTGCTAAGATTACTGAATTTCTAGCTGTTAAAACAAAGGAAACAATTAATGAAAGTAAGTGATTACCTAGAGATATTAACATTACAACGTCAGCAATTCGACAACGAACTAGACCGCACACTAAGTATTGTTAGTGTGTGGTTAAATGAAGATGTTGAGCAAGTATCTGAACGCTCTCTAATAGAAGTGAATAGATTGCTTAACGAGTGCTACAATATCTTACTATCGTCGTCACCAGCCAATTCTATTCCATTTACTATACTCACGCTTGGCGACTTCATAGACCTCGAAACCTA